GGGGTGGCTGATGATGCGGATGGGATGCAGCAGCTGGACATGGCCCGGTGGATGTCCCTGATCGACGGTGACAGCGAGGTGTTGCGGCCGTTGGGGGTCGGTTTGGACGTGACCCCGGAGCGGGATTCGTCGGCGGTTGCGGTGGCTGGGGTCCGTGTCGATGGTCTGGCGCATGTGGAGACGGTGGAGCACCTGGGTGGTACGGAGTGGGTGATGAGCCGTGTGGTGGAGTTGTGGCGGCGGTATCAGGTGCCGGTATGGATCGAACTGTCGTCGCCGGCTGCGTCGTTCATCGGCCCCCTGGAGGCGCAGGGCATCGAGGTGAAGACGCACGCACGTGGTGGTGGTGCCGCGGCCCTGTTCGCTGACGGGATCACAGCAGGGACGCTCCGGCATCTCGGACAGGCATCGCTGACGAGTGCGTTGACTGGGGCCCGGCGCCGGCAGATGGGTGACGTGTGGTCATGGTCGAGGTCGTCGAGCTCGGTTGACATCTCGCCGTTGGTGGCCGCGTCGCTGGCGCTGTATGGCTGCTTAGTTGAGCCGCCGCCGCCGCCGAAGCGTCGCGCTCGTGTACTCTGAGTGCCTTGGCCCGACGAGGCCAGGCACGGCGTGGCGGGGCGTGGCGTGGCGTGGCAGCAGCGGCGCGGCACGGCGGGGCAAGGCGTGGCATGGCGAGGCATGGCAGCCGGCGTGGCCCGGCGTGGCCCGGCGTGGCGGGGCGGGGCAAGGCTAGGCAGGGCCAGGCGCGGCAAGGCAGGCGTGGTGGTTATGGGTGTGTAAGGTGGCGGGATGGCCCGTTTGGAAGCTGCGCATGTGTCTGCTGGTGGTATCGCGGCTGTGGCTGCGGTCGAGGTGCGGACCACAGCTCTACGGCCTATCAGTATCATGTACCAGGATGCGGTGATGACCTGCCACCGGAATGCACCTCGGCCGCAGGGGAACGCTGAGGCGTCTTGGCCGCAGGTCCGTCCGGGTGATGGTTGCGGCGAGTGGCAGCCTGACAACGAACCGACCTAGGACGGGAATGGTTCTCGTTGTCAACTAGCATTCGGTTGTGGTTCTCGACCTGATCCAACTCGGCTGTCTGATAACTGTCGTGACCGGTGTCTGGGCTGGCCTGTATACCGATAGTCGGTTGGGTGTGGGGATGATCCTGACTGGGCTGGTCGTGTTCGCCGCGGCTCTGTGGGTGGAGCATGAGGTCGACGGGTGACGCTCGGGTCTAAGATCCTGACCCGCAAAGCTGGTCCCGTCCCCTACCTACCGCCACGGGTTTACATCGGTGGTTTGCAGTCGGCTGCGATTCCTCGTGCGACCGAGCTGACGGTCAAGGGCATCTCGGCGTATCGGCGTGGCCAGCGTCTGATCGCTAGGACGATCGGGATGATGCCCCTTGTCCTGGAGCGTGACGAGGTGATGACCGATGAGACGCTGCCGCTGTTGGATCGGCCGGTGCCGTGGATGTCGCGGCAGGCTGCGGTCGAGTCGATGGTCGAGACCCTGATCGACTGGGGCAACTACTTCGCCCTGTACACCCAGTTCGATTCGCTGGGCCGCCCTCAGGGCATCATCCCGATCCACCCCAAGTTCGTTGCGGTCGCCCTGTTCCCCCAAGGTCTGCTGTACCGGGTCGGATCCGAGTACTACGCGTCGTCGGATATCATGCACATCCGGTCTGGTGCGCCGGCTGGTGACCTGCTTGGGCGGGGCACCCTGGAAACGTCGCCGGTGACGATCGAGATGGCCACCTCTGTGGATGCGTCCATCGGGTTCTTCTATAGGGACGGTGTCTACCCGGCCGGTGTGTTGGAGGTTGAGGACCCGGACATTTCTGAGGATGACGCGGAGATGCTGCGGGCCCGGTGGATCGCGAAGACCCGCCGTTCCGAGCCCGTAGTCCTCCCCGCCGGGATCACGTGGAAGGCTGTGGTCGCTAGCAATGCTGAGGAGGCGCAGTTGGCGGCGGCGGCGCACATGTCCCGCCAGCAGATCGCCGACCTGCTTGACCTTGAAGGTTCCTGGTTGGATGTGCCCCCCCAGCGGGGTAACACGATCACCTACCAGAATATGGTCGACCGCCTGGACACGCTGATCCGTTTGACGTGTCAGCCGTGGATGGCCGCGATCGAATGCGCTTTCACGGATGTGACCAGCCGCCCCACCAGGGTCCGGTTCGACACGGCCGAGCTCGAACGGGGTCAGACGTCGCAACGGTATGCGGATTACGCGGTTGGTTTGGCGCAGGGGTTCCTCACGGTGAACGAGGTGCGGGATGAGGAGTCGTTGCCGCCGTTGCCGGACGCCCCGCCGGAACCGCCTGGTGAGGACCCGCCGTTCCCTACTGATCCGCCTGGAGGTACCCCAGTTGAGTGAGATCCTGATTCGTTCGTTCACGTTGGAGCGTGCCACCGCGACCGGTGACGGTCGGACCCTGGTGATGCGGGCTGTTCCGTATGAGTATCCGATTGATCTTGGGCCTGGTGTGCGTGAGGTGTTCACCCGTGGCGCTTTCGATCATCAGGTTCGTGGTGGTGCGTCCGCCGCCGGTCGGATCAAGCTGACCTTGTCGCACCCGAAACCGACTGATGTCCTGACTAACAGTCTGATCGGGTCTCTCACCAGGATGGAAGACCGTGCCGATGGTCTCCACGTGGAAGCCCGGATGGCTTCTACGACGGTGGCCAATGAGGCGCTTACCCTGGTGAACGACGGCCTGTTGGATCAGGTGTCGATCGGGTTCCTGGATCAAGGGACGGTCACGCAGACCGATGGTGGGGTGAAACTGTTCCGCCGGCAAAAAGCCCACATGGACCATTTGGCGTTGCTCGCCGGTAACGGCGCGTATGGCGATGGGGCGAAGGTGTTGGCGGTTCGTGAGGAGCGGACGGGGCCGACACTGGTTGAGCTGCGCCAGCTCCAGAACCGTTTGCGGTAAACTCCCCCAAAAGTAGCTCGACCCCCCACCGCTACCCGTAGGCCACCCCGGCACCAGTCCGGCCATCCCGACGGCAACCGGCTCGGCCACCTCGACGCATCAAGCACCTACGTCGAAGGATGACCCAATGCCGTCTCAGTTGATGGCCCGCCTGCTTGAGCAGCGGGCAGATGTCCGTAAGGACATTGACACCCTGACTGCCACTGTCGAGGAGCGGGCCGCTGTTCCCGGTGGCGATACCCATCTGACTGAGCCTGAGGCTGCGGTCATGGAACGGGCCGACAAGTTGGCCCAGGACCTTGACGCCCAGATCCAGTCGCTGGCTGTCCGCGAGGAGCGGGAGGCGAAGGCTGCTGCTCTCGCGTTGAAGGTCATGGAGTCCGCTGGTGCCGATCCGAAGCTTGAGCAGCGGGTAGGTGACCAGAAGCTCGAGCAGCGCAGCGGTGGCGCCCAGGTCCGCACGGAGCCGACTGTGTATGGTGAGCGGTCGAAGAACTCGTGGGTTCTTGACACGCTCCTTAACGCGCAGGGCCTCTCCGGGTTCGGTGGCCTGAACACGTACACGAACCGGGACGAGGCGGCTGAGCGTTTGCAGCGGTACCGGAAGGAGATGGAGGTCGAGGAGCGGGAGGTTCCTCTGCATTCGACTCTCCTTCAGCGTGACAACATCACCACCGACTTCGCGTCGTTGGTGCCACCGCAGTTCCTGCTGACCGAATACGCGGCCCTGCTCCGTGCCGGCCGCCCGACCGCGAACCTGGTTGGTGGTATGGGACTGCCCGGTATCGGCATGGTGCTGACCATCCCGAGGGCGACCGCTGGCACCACGGTCAGCACGCAGGCGACGCAGGGCACGAACCCGACGACCACGAACATGACGGTTACCGACCTGTCGATCCCGGTGAACGGGTTTACGGGCCGTGCTGTCCTGTCCCGTCAGGCTGTCGAGCGGGGCGGTGTCGACCTTGACCGGATCACGTTCCAGGACCTCGCCGCCGACGCGGCCCGGTATATGGATCAGCAGGTCCTGTTCGGTTCCGGCGCGTCAGGCAACGCCCTGGGCATGATCAACACCGGTGGCATCGTGTCGGTCGCTATCACTGCGACCACCGGTCTCGATCTGATCAAGGCGATCGCTAACGCGACCCAGAGCATCAACACGCAGCGGTTCCTGCCGCCGGATGTGATCGTGATGCATCCCCGCCGTTGGGGTGCCCTGACCATCGCGGTCGATACCACGAACCGGCCGCTTATCACGGTCGAGTCCGATCACCTGAACGTGTTTGGTCAGGGTCAGGCCGACCTGGTCCAGCAGACCGTCGGCACCGTCCTCGGCATTCCCGTCGTGACGGACCCGAACCTGCGGACCAACCTCGGTGCGGGCACGAACCAGGATGAGGTGCTTGTGTTCCGCCGGGGCGACTCCTATCTGTGGGAGAACGGGGTCCGGGAGTTCGTGTTTGAGCAGCCGGTCGGCCCCGCCCAGATCCAGTTGGCGGTGTACGGCAACCATGCGTTCACCGCCGGCCGGTACCCGACCGCTGTCGCTTACATCTCCGGTGTCGGTCTGGTACCTCCGACGTTCTGATGCCGGATTGGGAAACCGCCTGCCTGGAGCTGTCCATACAGCTCCGGCAGGCGGTTCTCGACATCGCAAGACTTGAAAGGAAACTACACATGGCAGAAGTACGTATCGACCCGGTCCGGGCCCGACGGTCGGTCCTGTCCGCGGCGCTCGACGACGCTGACCGCCGGATCCGGTTCTACGAGGACCTGCGCCTCGACCGGGAACTGTCGCTCGATGAGGAGGCCGCGGCGAAGACCGCCGCCGATGATCGGGTGAAACTGTCGAAGCAGGCGCTCGACGAATACAAGGACGACCCGAAGCTCGCGGTCGGTGACCGGGCCATCGCCGATAACCCGCTTGTGGCCCCGCAGGTCAAGTAGCTGCTGGTGGCGATCGTCAACGGTTACTGCACTCTCGCTGACGTGAAGGGTGAGCTTCGGCTCACCACCACTGTCGACGATGCCCGCTTGGAGCGGTGCGTCGAGACGGCGTCACGTCAGGTTGATGAGACGTGCGGCCGGGTGTTTTACACGTCGACCGGTGTCAGGATCTTCGGGTCCTGGGGCCGGTCGGTGTTCACCGACGACGCCACCAGCATCACCCTCGTCGAGGAATCAGCCGACCAGTTGACCTGGGTCGGGTTGACGGCGTCGCAGTGGACGACGAACCCGCGGCCTCCGATCCGTCAGATCACCAGGATCGACAACACCAATTTTGCTGGGTTCGTGCGGATCACGTCATCCACGTGGGGGCAGGCCACGATCCCCCGGCAGGCGCAGCAGGCCACGATCATCCAAGCGATCCGCCTGTTCAAACGGTCGGATTCGCCGGCCGGTGTCCTAACCGGCGATTTCGGTGCCGCACGTTTGGCCCGCATCGACCCTGATGTTCTGATGCTGCTCCGGCCCCTGTCGATCAAGGTGATCGGCTGATGGCGCTCAACATCACCAACGTCCGGGCTGCGATGGCCGCCCAGTTCGATGTGGCCTACGGGGCCGAACTCCAAATCGCCACGGCACCCGACAATCTCACCCCGCCGTGTCTGCTGCTCGGCATGCCCGACGTCGACTACCACCACGCGTTCGCCAGTGGGCTGGACATGATGTCGTTTCCGGTGTATGTGATCCACCCGAGGACGCATGACCAGGCCGCTGTTGATCTGCTCGATCGGATGGTGTCCGGGGTCGGCCCGGAAAGCCTGATCGGGATCCTCGAAGCCGACCAGCGACTAGGTGGCGCCTGCCAAACCCTGGTCGCCCAGTCCGCGGCACATGAGATCTACCCCGCGGCGACCGGTGACCTGCCTTGCTACCACTTCACGATTGAGGTCTACGGATGACCGCCCTAGCCCTGATCAACGCCGAGATCCTGGCGGGCCCGCTCAGGCTTGGCACCGTCGCCAACCAGCTGTCGATGGAACTGACCGCCGACAGCCTGGATGCGACCGTGTTCACGTCGGCCGGGTGGCGCCAATTCGTCGGTGGGATGCGGTCGGCGATGGTCGAAACCTCCGGGTTCTACGATGCATCGGCTCCGGAAGCTGGTGCGCTCGCTCCCGATACGCAGATCTGGTCGGAGGTTGGCGGGGCGACACAGGTGCCGGTCACCCTGTGCCCCACCGGCGCCGACCTCGACGTCGCCTACATCGTCGGCACCCGCCGCGGGACCGTCCAACTGTTCGGCAAAATCGGGGAACTCGCCCCGTTCGGTTCGTCGATGTGGGGCGACGGCCTCGTCGCCAGAGGCCAGCTGATCCACCCGGCGACCGTGCTACGGACCGCCGGCGGGACAGGATCGACCGCGATCCTCGGGACCATCCCCACCGGCCGGAACCTGATCTGGTCGATCCATGTCACCGCGGTCACGGGCACCACCCCAGCGTTGACCCTCACTATCCAGCGGGACGACAATGCCGGGTTCACATCGCCGACGACCGTCACGACCAGCGGCCCGTTCTCGACCCCGACCGCGACCATGTTGGTCGTACCGGGGCCGATTACCCCCGATGACCGGTACCGGGTCACGTGGACGTTGACCGGCACGACCCCATCCGCCCGATTCGCTGTCGCTGTCGGCGTCACCCCATAAGGAGCCCCTATGGCTGTTGTTGCACTCACCGCCGCCAAAGTCACGATCAACTCGGTCGACATGTCCGCGTTCATCGACACCGTCGAATTGGACATCGAGGCTGACGACATCGAAACCAGCAACTTCGGTTCCGGTGGCTGGCGTACCCGGATCGGTGGCATGAAGAAAGGGTCCGTCAAGCTGTCGTTCAACGACGACTTCGCGACGACCACCGTCGATGACCGCCTGTTTGCCCTGTTCGGGACCGTGACCGCGGTCGCGGTGAAAGCCACCCAAGCCGCCAACTCGGCGTCGAACCCCGAATACCAGTTCAACGCCCTGGTGACTTCGATGATGCCCTTGAAGGGTAAGGTCGGTGAGTTGGCCACACAGGATTTGACGTGGCCGATCAGTGGCCCCGTGACCAGGGCTGTCGTCTAATGCCCGGCAGGCTGATCATGAAAGTCACCATGGAAGACGGCACCTCCTACCCCGAGGTCGCGGTTCTTCCTGGTGACATGGTCCGGTTCGAAACCCAGTTCGGCATGTCGATGGGCGCCATCGATGAACTGTCCGTCACCCAAATGTCGTTCCTAGCATGGTCGCCCCTCCACCGCAAAGGCTTGACGGGGTTGACGTTCGAAGAGTTCTGCGACGCCCTGGGTGATCTTCCGGAGGTTCACGATGAGGGGGCGGCGGTCCCTATTTCCCCGGGTCCGTAGCTCATCGCCTCGTCCAACTGGCCATCGCGACGAGGACGGGCCCGGCCGAATGGGGCCTCGAAACCAATTGGGAGACCATCGTGACCTTCGAAAACGAGTTGATCATGATGGCCGCCCAAGGACCCCGAGCTGACCGGGTCCGGCATGGCTAGACAGTCGTTCTACATTCAAGGCCTCGACGAGACCGTCCGGGCGTTCCGTGCCCTCCCGGCTGATGTGAAAAAGGGTGCCGACGAACAGGTCCGGGCCATCACCCAATTCGTCGCGCAGGAAACCCGGGCCGCGGCCCGGACCCCAGCCGAGTTGAAGGCCGCGACGACGATCAAAGCCCAGAAGAACTCGATCAGCCTCGGTGGCGGCGGGAAACGGGATCGGGCTGGGAACATGGCGTTGGGTACCGAGTTCGGCGGGCAGCGCAGGAAGACGACCATGCAGTTCCGGTCGCACCGCGGGAAGACCGGCTACTTCTTCTGGCCGACGATCAGGGCCAACTCGTCCAAAATCAAACAGATGTGGGACGACGTCCTGAGCAAGGCGTTGGAGGACTTCAGTCATGGCCGGTGAACGGAAGATCCTGGTCACGTTCGACGGTAAGGACGTCGGACTGAAAGAGGCCGCCCACGCGGCGGCGGGTGAGATCGACAAGGCCGGCAAGGGCATCGGGAACACGTTCGCTGACATCGGCAAGGCCGCCGCCGGGTTCCTGACCGCGGATGTGATCTCCAAGGGTTTCGGGATGGTCACCGATTTCGTCGGCGGATCAGTCCAGGCCTACAAGGACGCCGCGAAGGCCGACGCTCAGCTGGAGGCGGTCCTCAAGTCGACCCACGGTGCGGCGGGGATGACGTCGCAGGCCGTGAAGGATCTCGGCTTGTCCCTGTCGAAGACGTCGAATTACACCCACGACGCCGTCCAAGCCTCATCGGATCTGCTGCTCACGTTCACGCAGGTCGGCAAGCAGGTGTTTCCCGATGCGCAGAAAGCCATCGTCGACATGTCCGCCGCCCTCGGCCAGGACCTCCAGTCGTCGACCATCCAGTTGGGCAAAGCCCTGAACGATCCCGTCAAGGGCATCACCGCCCTGAAACGGGTTGGGGTATCGTTCACCGCTGACCAGCAGAACCAGATCAAGACGATGGTCAAAGCGGGCGACACGATGGGCGCCCAAAAACTCATCCTCAAAGAGTTGAACACCGAGTTTGGCGGGTCGGCCGAGGCCGCGGTCAAGGCCGACGGCGGGGTCACCCAGCTGGACAACTCGATGAAGGTGCTCCAGGAGAACATCGGGCAGAAGATGCTGCCGGTGCAGGTGGCGTTCAAGAAGGCCCAACTTGACGTCGCCTCGTTCCTGGTCGACAAGGCCGCCCCCGCCGTCGTGGGGTTCGGGCAGTCCATAGCCCGTGACCTGCACCCCTACATCGAGAAGGTCACCCCTGTCCTCAAGGACATGTGGCAGAAATCCAAGGACTTTGTCGAGGGGATCGACTGGGTCAAAATCAAAGACGACGTTGTCAAGGCCCTCAAACCTGTCACCGATGCACTCAAGAACGATCTGCTCCCGGCGTTGGCCCAGCTGGCGGACAAAGCCCGCGAGATCTTCGAAAAAATCGATTGGACGACTGTCTGGCAGGAAGTGGGGCCACTGGTCGCGAAGGTCGGAGTCATCATCCGGGACACGATGGTCACCTCGATCGTGATCATCACCGACCTGATCAAGGTCACCACAAAATATTGGTCGACGTTGCAGTCCCTGTGGGAGCAGCACAAGACGCTCCGTACGATCGTCAAAGCCGAATGGACCCTGATCAGGGAAACCGTGACCCTCACCCTCGATCTGATCGATGGGGCAATCAACCGGACCACGGCCCTGTTGCGCGGCGACCTGCCGGGGGCATGGCGGGCTATGTGGAACTCGATGAAGGACGACGTCGCCCCCGCGGTCAACACGATCGTCGACCAGCTCAACAAGATCCTCACCGCATACAACAACACCATCGGTCGGCTCCCCGGCATGCCGACCGTCGCCCCAGTCAACCGTGTCACCACATCGGCACCCACCCGGACATCGATGCTCGCATCGTTCGCATCAGGTGGCATCGTGTCCGGGCCGACCCTGGCCATGATCGGCGATAATTCGGATGCCCGGTCGAACCCTGAAGTGATCGCACCCCTGGACCAGCTCACCGGGATGATGGGTGGCGGCCAGACCCGGATTGTGATCAGTTCTGGTGGCAGCCGACTCGACGATCTCCTCGTCGAGATCCTCCGTAAGGCGATCGTCAACGGTGGCGGACTCGCCACAGTCTTCGGATGACCTACCCCCAAACCCCGCTGCCGATCGAGGTTGCTGTCCGCCTCGGGACAACGTGGACCAATACCGTCACCACCGGTCAAGGCGTGTTGGAGCGGGATCCGGTGACGGTGACCGCTGGCCGGGGGAACTGGGCGTCCCAGGTCGACCCCGCCCGGGCCTCGTTCCTGCTACGGGATCAGGACGGCCGGTGGTCACCCGACAATCAGGCGGGCCCGTATTGGGGGCAGTTGAAGCGGAACATTCCGTGCCGGGTCGGGGTCGGC